ACTAACACATTCTATAATCCTGCTCACTTTGCAGACAGAAAAGTCCCTACTACATTGATTGCTAAAAACTTGATGCAATCACACATGTGGGGCATTAAGACATTCTACTATTCGCTAATCAACAAAGCAGGTAGTAAACAACAAGCAGAAGAGGCACCAACTGGACCAATGGAAGTCATTAATTTTGATGACCAAGAAGATTGCGAGAGTTGCAAATTATGAGCAAAGAACAATACAATTTAACAACCAAGACAGACTATTTGAATCGCAAGATGTTTCTGGACCCAGCAGGTCCAGTAACGATTCAGAGATTTGAAGAAGTCAAGTATCAGAAGATTGCAAACTTTGAAACTACGGCACGTGGTTTCTTCTGGGTTCCAGAAGAAGTCTCGTTAACTAAGGATGCTAATGACTTCAAAGAATCAAGCGATGCAGTGAAGCACATCTTCACTAGTAACCTATTGCGTCAGACTGCATTAGATAGCTTGCAAGGCCGTGGCCCAGCACAAGTGTTTACACCTGTTGCTAGTCTGCCTGAAATCGAAGCATTGATGTATAACTGGTCGTTCTTTGAAACTAACATTCACAGTCGTTCATACAGTCACATCATTCGTAACATCTACAACGTACCGAAGGATGTATTCAACACTATTCACGATACACAGCCTATCGTAAGCATGGCAAGTAGTGTTGGTATGTATTACGACACGTTGCATCGTATCAACTGTCGCAAAGAGATTGGTGAAGTTGTCACTGAGCATGAGCATATCAAAGCTATCTGGTTAGCATTACATGCAAGTTATGCACTTGAAGCATTTAGATTCATGGTATCATTTGCTACAAGTCTGGCTATGGTCGAAAACAAAATCTTTATTGGTAACGGTAACATCATTAGTTTGATTTTACAAGACGAGTTGCTACATAAAGGTTGGACAGCTTACTTGATTAATCAAGTAGTCAAAGAAGATCCTCGCTTTGCAAGAGCCGCAGAAGAATGCAAGGAAGAAGTGTATGCATTGTACATGGACGTTATCCGTGAAGAAAAAGCATGGGCAGACTATCTATTCAACAAGGGTCCGGTGATTGGATTGAATGCTACTGTTCTTAAAGACTTTGTAGACTATACTGCAAAAGATGCGTTGCATCAAATCGGTATTAAGTATCTAGCTAGTGCTCCTAAGAGCACACCTATCCCGTGGTTCAACAAGCACAGCGACACCAGCAAGAAACAAACAGCCTTGCAAGAAAACGAATCAACTAATTATGTCATTGGCGTCATGTCAGATGTGTTAGATTATGAGTCATTACCAAACATTTAAAGGAGAAAACAAAATGACAACAGCAGTAATTTGGAGTAAAGATAATTGCCCGTATTGCGATCACGCAAAAGCATTGCTAACAAGCAAAGGCATCGTATACGAAGAAAAGAAAGTCGGTGATGGTCCTAGCTATAACTATACTAGAGAAGACCTATTGAAGGCAGTTCCAACTGCACGTACATTCCCTCAAATCTTTTTGGGTGAAGAACACGTTGGTGGTTTCACTGACTTGCAAGCAAAACTAAAAGAAAGCAACTAATGCAAATCGCACTAAATTCAAACGAAGTATACACATTCAAGCTCAACTCAGGTGAAGAACTCATCGCTAAAGTAACTCAATCAGGTGGCGATTGGATTCAGATCGAAGAGCCTGTCTCTATTGCACCCACTCAGCAAGGTCCTACCCTAATCCCTAGTGTCTTTACCGCAGATCCGAAGGAAGAATTCAAGCTAAATACTAATAGTATTGCAATTGTTGCAATCACAGACGACAGCTTGAAGATGAAATATCTTGAGGCTACTACTGGTATCAAAGTACCAGACAAGAAACTAATCTTAGGATAATATGGCAGGTATTAGCAGACAAGGTGATGCGAACGAAGAAGGTGGCAAGATCATACGTGGTGCTGGCACTGTATTCGCTAACGGCAAACCTGTCGGCTTACATACTAGTCAGATAACTGCTCATGCGCCGTGGCCACGTAGAAAATACAATCCTCATCCACCGCATGCAGCAGCAACTACTACTAGCGCAAGCGAAAGTGTTTTTGCTGAAGGTAGTCAAGTTCTTAAAATAGGATCAGGAAACAGTTGCGGTCATAGTATCGTTGAAGGTAGTTCTGACGTTAATGTCCCATGAGTACAGCTAAACAAACCCCACTGGGCGTAAATGCCCTATCATCGCTTTTGCAAAACACTGGATTGAATATCAATGCCGGTGTTTCTTCACGTGTGGGTATTAGTAAAACAAATGCGACATACACACCCGGAACAATCGTAACGTCTACAGCATTGAATTCATTAGTAAATGCAATCAATAATGCTTATCCTAGAATAGCCGCAGGACAGATTACTACAACTACGTATAATCAGCTTATCTCTATTGGATCAAATACTATCCCTGCACTAGGTGATAGTAAACCAGCGACATACACTTTTACTGGATACACCAATAACGGAGACCCCAATAGAAATGATCCGGCTCCAAACGTATCATGGTTAAATTCTAGTGGACAGTACATTGTTCCATCGAGTGGAACATATGATGATAGTATCACTCAATGGGGTTTTATGCGGTTGTATGCATTGCAAGCGTGGAATGAATTCAATTGGAATGGTCCGTCTACTGCAACTACAGTCGTTTATAAAGATTTCTTATCATCGTTCTCTGGATGTGAGAGTTTCCTCAAATATTCAAACAAGCCAATCAATGTCATCAACAATGCAACTACGTTCTTGAAAGGAACGTACAGTAACATGGATGACCTCATTACGGCTGATGTTAGTGGTGTTACTCTAGCAACTAGAGAGTTTGGACAAGACTTGATTGCTAGTGGTAAAGTTATTGATCTAAGTAAGCTAGCAGCCTTTGGTCTCCCGTCAGTTTTGTTGAAGACCATCAAGAAATACAATGCAATTACGCAATCGTTGAGTCTTGCATTATTGGCAAGCGAATTGACTGTAAGTTCTCTTGATAAGATTTTTGCAGGTTCTATTCCCACAAAGCATCAAGAGCAACAAATCTATAGTGCATTCTTACTTATTGTAGGGTCTGACTTGAATGATGTATTAGTTCCACTGAACTGTAAGACACGAGGACTTACTAGTCTGGCTGATCTATTAAACCCAATGAAATTGTTTCCTAATAGTTATATGTCATTGACAGTACCGGTGTACAATACAACATCAGGGCCTACAAACAGCAAGACTTACTATCCTATATATAGTGATAGTGGTATTAATGCATCAATCGAATCACCGGCAATAGCAGATGCAGTTGGTAGCATGTGGCCAATTCAGGAATCAGCAGGATAATATGGCAAACTCAAACCCAACTCACGTAAACATTCAGGTACTTCCTGTTGGTTTTGGTTCTTATTTGAATGGTATATTACCACCGGACGTTGCAACTGCCTGCGGTGCATTCAGTGTATCGATGCGTCAAGTCAAAAAGATCAAGAATGTTCCTGTAGAAAAATTTGCTCAAGTTGTTGCTAATTTAGAAACTACTAAGAATCTAGATTTAATAGGTGGAACTGATATCCCAGTTGATACTTCCCTAGTTAGCTCTGCGGTGGACCTAATTGCATTGGGAAGCGGACCTAATGGTACGTATACTGTTAGCGATTTCTTTGGTTGCATGTCAGGCTTGCCATATGCATGGAGTGATATTCAAAATTTAATCACTCAGATACAGACTACTTCATTGTCTACTATCTATGGTTCGTTGTACACTACTATTGCCGCTGGCCCCATATCTTCGGATCCAGGTGACATCACTGCTTACAATAATGCAATTCAAAGTTTGATCTCCAATGCAGAAGCTGAGATTCTAAACATTTATAATTCTAATATTGCAGCCGCAACATTGTTGAACACGTTATATGACTATGCCGGTACTCAACTGACAATTGAACAGACTGCTAGAAACACAGCATTATCTCCTGTACCGTACCCAGGTAGAGACCCCAATCTCAGTCAGTATCCTACTACAATATATAGCTTTGTTGACACTATACCTATCTATGCCGAAGACACTGCACCACATATGACAGCACAGACTATCGAGGCTATTGCTGACTGGAATACCGTAGGTGGTCAAAGTATTATTGGTATGCTAAGACAAGCTAGAAACGAAGCACGATTAAGTAAAGCTGGTATTCCGTTAGATAACACTATATCAGATGAACTCCCTGAATCAACCACTGATGCACTGATTGCAAATGGTACTGCACCTACAACAAGCAATGTAGGAGTAACAACCTCACTAGGTCAATTTACTTTCCCTAGTATACCTAGTCTAGAAGCACCACCTTCCCCGTCGGGATTTTTTGATCCTAATATCGGATATCAAGTAAGTGCATCAGTGACTAATACGACAAGTTTGGGTCAACTGTTGAATGCAGTTACTCCACCTGTCCCACAAGCCGGCCCTGTTGTTGTTTTGGGTCCCGGTTCTCCTTTAGATGCAGGTCAAGCAGACGAACCCGGCAGTTTCGCTGGATCGTCATATAAGAACCTAATACCGCCTAACTTAGACACGGCGTTTACATCTAAAGTGCTATCTCCGGCAGTACTATCTGTACCAGAAGCAATTGACCAAGTTATAACTTGCAACTGCGACTGCTGGGTGAACTAATACCAAAATCATTGGTATTAAAACCAAACTGTGATATAATGCACAGTGAAAGGATGAATGATGAGTTTAATTAACCTACCTAAGGCATTCTTAGGCATGTTGATTCTGCTGTTTGGGCTTACTCTTGCCCCTACAACAAACACAGGATCAATCAATTTCAGTCCGATTCAAACTAAAGTTGACGCCAAGCAATTGAAATGCATGGCAAACAATATCTACTTTGAAGCAGGACACGAGGGACTACTCGGTATGGCTGCTGTCGCAAGAGTAGTAATGAATCGAATGACGCATGGTTTTGGTAGCACTCCCTGCAGTGTTATTAATCAAGCCACAGTAACTAACGACAAGAAAATGTGTCAGTTTAGCTGGGTGTGCGCAGGTAAAGCAGCGCCTGCAATACGAAATCACAGATATCGTCAAGCTGAACAAGTTGCGTATGACGTTTTGGTCAACAACAGGTACACTGATGTTCTGCCCAAAACTGCACTGTTCTTCCACAACACGACCATAGACCCACTGTGGCCATATAAGAAAGTTGCACAGATTGGCAATCATATCTTCTACTCTAAATCTAAGCGGATTTAATTCTCTTAGCGTCAGTGACGTTAAATATCAGTCATAGAGGAAAACAATGAGTTATTTATTTACAAGTGAATCCGTGTCCGAAGGACATCCCGATAAAGTAGCTG